GCGCGTTGATGGTATTGCACCATAGCGGTAAGGATGCCGCCAAGGGATTGCGCGGACATAGCAGCTTACTTGGCGCCGTAGATACAGAGCTGGAGCTGCTGCGCTTTGACGAGCAAATGAAAGGCGTGCTAACCACTACAAAACAAAAAGATGGCGAGCAGGGGATTAGATTTGGCTTTGAGATGGTGGAGGTAGAGATCAGGCCAGCAGGGCTGGGATTGAGTGATCCAATCGTTAGCTTGGCGGTGCAAGCCAGCGACTCAGCCGTCAACGAGATACCCAAAAAGGCAGGCAAAAGCAACGCGGGAAGTGGCAAGAATCAGCGTCTTTCGGTGCAGTGTTTGGAGAGATTGGTTAAAGAGCATGGAGCGCCAAAGTACATCGATGGTTTACAACGCCATGCAATCAAGTTGGAGCTGTGGAGGCAGGAATTGTGGTCAAAGATGGGCTGTACTGATGAGGATAAAAGCTCATTCAAGATGGCTTGGAAGCGTGCCAAGGACGATTTACAGAAGTCAGGCGAGGGTGATATCAGGGATCAATATGTGTGGTTACAGCGTAAAAGTGAAGACTTTGATGCTGTATAAATTAACAGGTAACAGGTAACAAACAGGTAACAAACGTAACTTGTTTGTTCCGTACAGGTAACAAGTAACAAACCGAGAGTCTAGGACTCGGAGGTTTGTTACCACTGTATGTGACCAAGTTGCACCAAAAAGGGGAAAAGAGAAATGGCGACAAAGAGAACAGCAAACAAGCATCCAGTGGTGGAGCAGCCGAGTCCAAAGGCAGATCCTTGGACAATTTACATTCAATCAAAATTGGTGGAGTTGGAGTCAGCTAAAGCCGCCAGCGACAGGAAATGGGGAGAAAACCGACTGACTACTTTAGTAAGCAGTGAGCTGAGAGAGAAATTTTGGATTCAGAATGGCAGATTGCATCAAGCGATGGAGTCAAAAGATCGGGCAAAGTTTGATTCCAGCGTGGCGGGAATGATCAGGGCATATAGCGTGTTGGATCAGTGGGCAACCGAAGAGGGACTCGAGCCAGCGTCAGCCATTCCTCGGATCGAATGGCAAATGCAAAATGGTCAGACTATGGTGATTGTGCGAACAGTCAACGAGGCAGTAGCAATACAGACTCAGCGACAGGACTTGGCAAACCACCATATTTGGTCAATGCAAGAGATAGAGGCGCTGCTGGCTGATCCTCGGATGCAAGAAGTCATCAAGATCAAGGCGCTTGTGCCAACAGCACAGCTCACCAGCTTCAAGCCAACTTCAGAGTTCAAGCTTGGCGGTGCAACAGGCTTTGACGACTTTGAAAACGACCTGACATTCAGCGACAATGACAAAATGGAATATAAGTTCAATTCCGCACAAGCAGAAAAGTTCAAAAATAACAACAATGCGGCATGAATTAATGGATTGGGACAAAGTTCGGCGATTTACGACCGCAAAACTTTTGAAACAATTACGCGTAAGAGTGTAACTATCGACATCGTGTTGCCGATAGTTTTTATCTAAAAGGGCAAAAAATGGGAAAAATGGGGCGACCAATCGAATACACCGCAGAAATTTGGCCTGGCATCTTGGAGAAGATCAGCAGCGGCGCTAGCCTGTCTGGCGTGTTACGCGAGCCTGGTATGCCAAGCTACGTTCACGCTTGGCGAATGCTGCAGGCCGACGATAAGCTCAAAGAAGCCTATCAAAAGGCCGTAGAGCAGCGAGCAGACCGATTGGCAGAGGAGATTGTTGAGTTGGCAGATCAGCCAATTCCTGACCACTTAGAAGGCGTTGCAGTCAGCGCATGGGTGAACCAAAAGCGCCTGCAAGTTGATGCTCGCAAATGGGTGGCCAGCAAGCTCAAGCCAAGGACATATGGAGATCGGCTCGATGTCAGCGTCAGCGACAACCGCATAAGCGTTATCAAGGCGCTGGAGCAGGCGCAAGCTCGAGTGCAGATCGGTATGGCCAAGTCGGATGACGTAACAGACGTGGAGCCAAAGTCACGTGTGGATAACTTATAGCCATAAGTCATTGATTCATATACTCTCTTACACGAACCTTACATAATCGGTTTAACACAATGACTATTATGTTAACCAGACTGTGGATAACTAAGGGCAATATGCCCAATAAACAGGCAGATTGCAGTTATCCACAGGCCGATGTGCTTAACTTTAGCGCAATTGCGTCAAAATCCTGTGGATAACTTTGCGGATGTGCCAGCTGGCGCCCATGGCCACCCTGCCAATTTTTCGGGCGGGTCAGGCGCAAACTCATGTGCAATATCTGCCTGTTTCTGTACATGAGAATCCTGACGTGTATAGATTTCGTCTTTTTTTGTACTTGATGCTGTAATCGCCTGTAGTCTTTCGGGAATCGTTACATCATCCACGCTGGTGATCTTTGGCGCTGCCTTAACCAACGCCGCCAGCTCTGCCCGTCCGCCGCCTGCCTCAATGAACTCAAATGCGTCATCGCCCTGCTCTTGCAGTCCAAGGTCTACCACCTTGACCGCCTTGGCAGTTGGCAGGATGGCCTCTGCTGCCTTGCGTGCGTATGACCAGCCACTCAGATCGTTGTCCGGCAGGATCACTACATTTGCGCCAGCAAAGTATTCGGTGATGGCCTCTGGCCAATGCCCTGCGCCACTGTGTGCTGTTGTGGCCACTACACCTAAGCTCATCAGCGCGTCTACGGCTTTCTCACCCTCTGCTAGATAAATGATCCTGCCTGCCGTCTTCGCGTCCAGCAGCTCGGGCAGTTTGTAGGGAACTATGCGTGCGTCACCTAGCGTAGGGTATCGTTTACCGTCACTATCAACTTTGTATAAACGATAGGTTTTTCCAATCTCGCCTATGCGTAGCCTATGCTTGACAAACACTGTGACGCGATCCTCGTCTTGGTACTGCCACTCCTGTTGGAATTCAACTTTGGGTAATGGCTTGATGTTGGCTAAAGGGTCTGGCCGTTCTTCCAATTCGGGTAAGAGCTGCATATCCCTGATGGTTTGGAATACTGACTCCTGAGTGCAGCCACCATGACAATGGAATAAGGGTTTTCCCTCATCATCAATGTGTACTGAGAGTGATGGATTCTTATCGCCGTTGCCTTTTCCGTGTGACGGAACAGGGCAACTTGCTACCCATTGGCCGTTGGCTCTTTTCGCGTTGCCCAAGCTCTTGGCTATCTGTTCTGCTTGCATTAGATGTATTCTTTCTCTTCTAACGTTTCCAAATCAACAAGCGTCAAACCATAGTTGTTGATCTTTGGCAAGTGACTTGTGTCTACGATTTTTTTTAACTTGTTATTCTTGAATCTTGAGTAGTCAACATGGTGATGCCACCTGTTGAACCTAAAAACCACCTTTGCAACATCAGGGTGCATATCAACAAGCATTTGGCTTTTTGGCAAAGTCCCCTCGTTGTCGTAAAAGTCGGCGCTGTTACCGCCACGCATTCTTTGTGTCGTTATCTTGCCGCACAGAAAAGCATTAAATTGGATTGTGCAAAGACCATCCTTTAAAACTCTTAGACTTAGATCAGTGTCTTCGTTGTAGCGTCCGCGCCAGCGGTAGCCGGAATTGTTCTCAATCAGTAGGCATGAATAGATGCGTGTGTTCAAAATGTATGGCGGTACTGGGTCTACCTTTTTGCAGAATGAGTAGTAGTTAAGGCCAGCCACTGGCACATTGGAATAGCGACAAACAAAATCTTCGGCGGCCAACAATGTTGCGCCAGTGCGGACCTCAAACTTTTCGTTGCGGTTGAGGTAGTGAAAGGCATCGATGTTGTCATCCATGACCCAGTGGCGATCAAAGCCGATCCAAATGGAGTGGTCGATGCAAAAGTTTCTAGCGGGACCAGGCCCAGTGCTCTTTTTCACATACCCCAGCTCATCAAATGTTTCGTACTCCGCTTTGTATATTGGCGGCAGCACCAAAAGCTCTCCATAACATCTGCCGTTCTGATACAGCTCCAGCTCATCTTCTTCAACAACAATGAAATGAGGCACGCCCATCTCAAACAGCGCCCTAGTGGTAAGACCATTGCTTGCCCTACCCTTAGAAACAATATAGACAGGGTATTTAGGCAGCATCTGTATACACCTTCTTTGACAATCCCCAGTGGGATTTAAATGGATGCCAAATACTCTTTGTCTTTACTGTGAGTTTCTGGTTGATGACCTTTGCAAAATCGTTGTAGTCCTGTTCAGTTTCAAATCTAACAATAAGCTCTTTAAATGGCTCTTTTTTCTCTTGCACAAACTCAGGCATACCTACCCAGTCTGGATGCTTGTCAAATAAATCGTTGCCGTTTGACATTACTGCTTCTTTCTTTTTTTAGAGGAAAAAAAACCGCTGGTGTTACCCAGCGGCACTTGACTAATGACAGTTAAAACATTTCGTCATCTTCAATGGCGGCAGCCATCGCTGTCTTTATAGGTGCAGTAGCAGGCGTTGGCTTTGGTGCAGGCATCGGCACAGGAGCTGGCGCAGGCATAGGGGCAACAGCTTGTTGCACATACTCCTCATCGCTTTGCCCCATACCGGCAGGCTTATCAATCCACGACACAATGGTGAAGTTGGGAATGCGTGTTGTGCCTTTGCCGATCTTTTCTAGCTTGCTGCCGGTGTACTCCAGCACAGGCAACTTGCCTGCATTCGCCGCGCGTTGTGCGGCGCATTCGGTGTACATCTTTTCCAATCCCATGTTGGGACCTACGCCACTAGATGACCACTCACAAGTACCGATCTCTTTGTTGTAAAAGGTCACGATAAAGCCTCGCTTGTGGTCAGGTGTAGGCTGTGCGCCCTTGCGTCCCAACTCTGAGTCGGGTTGCCAGTCGCGGATGCCGACACCAAGTTGGAGCCAGCCTGTTTGCACCGCATCGATGTCAAACACGATTTTCTTTAATTGAATTTCAGCGCCGAGGTTGTTAGTCCAGGCATTTGCCTGTGGGCTGAATCGGATGTAGTTACCATTACCGCCGCCAGATGAGAGATTTAACATTTTGCTTTTTCGCTTTCAAAGTTACAGGGTTTGCATTATTGACTCAGACTGCGATCTCTCGCAAGGGTGAGTCCACTAGATACCTTGACCGTTAATTCGTCCAAGATAACTCTTTGTTCCTTTGGCAGCAGTTTCTCTGCCGCCGTAGGAGAAATCAATTCAGTCTCAAAGATCTGAGAATCTGTAAGTCCTGCGTCAGTTAATGCCTGACGCGCTGCTGTTGAGTCAATCCATTTGCGGGATGCGCGTTTAGGTTGGAGCTGCCATCCTGGTAGCACCGCGCCACCCTCCATCTGCTTTGTGGCGTGATCTTTTACCGCCTCAATGAACTTCTCCACCATCGGTGCGCGATCCAATATGGCGCCGATCTGTGCAGGCGTTAAGGCCAACATGACTGCATTGATATCACTTTTTGACATGATAGTGATGTCGGTTTGCGCCGCCACGATGTCAAATTGTTCCTTTTGTGCCGAGCAAATGTGCTTTGCTGGACACCACTGGCAAGCTGACTCTGATGGCGCATAACGCGGTGCATCGCTGACAGCTTCATTGATTGCAGGCAATAGGACTTCTGTCTCCCACACGCCCAGCTCATCCACGCTCATGCGGTGTATGCGCTTCTCACCATGATGCGGCTGGATGATTTGGAACTCGACTTCTTTAGGCTTTTGGCTATGGTGCATCAACGCACCAAGCGCGTAGATCTTCATCTGCTCGCTGTCAGCGTCAACGTAACCACGCCCCGTTTTAAGGTCGGCAATGATAAGTTTGTCCTGAGATATGCCCACTACATCGGCAGTGCCTTGTAGCGAGAACTGTGGCGTTTGGTAGAGCTTGAAGAGCTGCTCCACCTTAACGTGGCCAAGCTCATCCTGAATCGCCCATATCGCCTGCAAATGTTCCAAGGCAAAGGAGCAATTCTCTTCAGTCATGGTGATGCCCTCCACCACTTGGCCAACAAACTTCATGGGGTCGGTACCAAGCTGAAAGCAAGTCTCGGCCAGCGCGTGGATGGCTGTGCCGATCTTTGCCGCTTCGCCACTTTCCTGATAAGGCACAAGCGTTGACAGTCTGGCGCTGGCAGGGCAGGCGATCCAGCGTGATGCTGCACTCGGCCTGAGTCTTAGTGGTTGTTTCTTCATTTAGTTTTCTAGTTGGTTGTTGATCAGTAATACATATGCGGTCTGTCTTACCTCTTGACTTACCGCATGGCCGAGTTCTTCGGGGTGAACTAGGCTTGAGATGAAAGATTTGTAGGATTTATTAATCTTGCGCTGGTGATCCAACTTCGCGCCAAGCCAATCTATTTGCTCTTTAAGTACAGCTCGTTCTTTGTCATCCATGTCTAAGTCCCCAACAAGCAATGAGCGCCGCATCTGCTCGGCCATCATCTTTTTTGCGTTTAAAGTAGTCCACATTCCATGGAAACAGCTCCATAGCACGTGCCCTTGCGCCGTCCTTACCACCAGTCACGCCCATCGCCTTTTGCCATGTCTGTGGCGTAATCAGAGTGGACTTAATGGATCTTGCGGCAATTACGCCCTCAATCGCACCAAGGCTGCGCCCAAAGCTAAAGACGCTGGTGACGCCCTGGCCACTCATGGCAAAGACCTTTTCTATATACGCCTCATCGGGCTTAAAGTTGTCAAGGATCTCAATTAACTCAGGGATGCTGATCTGTCGCTTGGCTTTGCCATTGCGATCCAAAGTGACTGTGGGCATATCGAAAATGCCGGTGAGAGTCTCGCCCTGCATCATGGCAATTGCGCCGTTCAGGCCTACATCAATGCCAATTATTCGGCGCGGTTTAAAGTTGGTGGTCATCATTTGACAGCGTCCTCCATGGCTTTGTTAAGCACTGTGAGGCGAGCTGACACCAAAGCGTCAGCAGCTTGGTCTAAACGCATTACACTTCCGTACAGGGGTTCTGTCGTTCCCGACATCCAGCGGGATACTTGCGCCTGATCGATCTCTGCGACTCGGCAGACATCGCTCATCTTGTAGCCAGCAGCCTCAACTTTTATACGTATAGTGTGTAGTGCTTCTTGTGAAATCGTTTTCATGTGAAGTATGTTAACCATGTTTTGTAAAGATGGTCAAGTATAAGAGAAAAAAAGGGGATCAGCGCAAACCGATCCCCAAAAGGCAACTAGCGGTGAACTTGAAAACACCGCCAATGCTGAGTTTACAGGAATAATAGTTGAGTAAAATTAAAGGTAATTGACTGCTGTGTCAATAATGATATGATTCTTTCGTCATCAACAAAGGAGACATTTAAATGAAACACACCCAGCACCCCTACATGGAAGAGCAAGCAAGGCGCTTAGAGCGCCGCGCTGACTCTGCCCTTGACTTCCTCACCGCCATCGCTATTGGCGTTGGCTTTGCTGTTCTACTCGCCGCATGGTGGTCATCATGAGCGCCAAGATGCAAGACGAAATAGACGCCGAGGTGTTGCGTTTTACGTCTTTAAACAAGTCAGGCATTCGCGTGTTGGCTAAACATGAGATGGAGCAGCTTATCCGCAAGACCATCACCAGCGGCACTGTGCTTGGATGGGCGCATGGCGAGGCATTCCAGCGCCAGCGTATGCAAGGCCAAATTGATCAGCTTGAATACGAAATGAATTGCATCAAAGACCGCCTCAAAGACGCTGAGATGGAACTGCTGGCGGTGCAGAAATGAATAAGCCAGTTTGGACACCACTCAAGGTCGCATCAATCTATGTGCCTGTATACCCACCCGCTAAAGTTACTAAGCCAACTGATGTGCAGGCCACTTGGCGGCGCTTTGGCTGGACACCACCAAGTGAGGCCAAATGGAAACAGCCCTGATCTTCTGCATGATGGCCTTGTTTGGCATGGCAGTGATGATCATCACACTGTTTTGCTTTGTATGGGTACTTTTAAATTTTGAGGTTGAATGATGAAAGAAAAGACAGAGCAAGGACGCGCCATTACGCTGCGCCTCACCCAATCCGAATACGCCGAGTATGTAAGGCTTGGCGGTGTCAAGTGGATGCGGATGTTCCTGCAAATGAGCGCAGGAATTCAGAAAGAAATTAAGGAGGCTAAACGACCATGACACAAGATGAAATCATTGAGATGGCTAGACAGGTTGGGGCAAAGACACCTAGATTAATATGGCCACCAACATTTACAAAAAGCATTGACTTTACGCCCGAAGCGCTTGAAATCTTTGCCAAACTAGTAGCCGCCAAAGAACGTGAAGCCTGTGCAAAGGTGTCCCACCCACCACAGCGCACATGGGTAGGGCTGACCACCGAAGAAACATTAGATATGTTTGACTTAAACAATGTTTATGGGAGCAAATGGATAGAGTTTGCTCGTACAGTAGAAGCCAAACTCAAGGAAAAGAACACATGAGCTACATCGTGGCATCGTTACCACCCATCAAATGTTTTGTAAAACGTGAGTTTTTGTACAACCACACCAAAGGGCACGGCGAGTTGGAGCCAGCCATTTGGGTAAGCCTCAAAGCGTTGCGTGGCCAGGTGTTTCGCATTGAGTCATTGCTGCCAGCGTATGGCGCTTTGTATGACAAGCTGCCCATCCATGCGTATGTGTGGAAGGAAGACGCCAGTGACCTGTCCATTGACACGCTACAGTTGTGGGACTGCATGGGCTATCGCTTCACCATCATTGAGAAGATCGGCTTGCGTAACTTGGGCGTGAAGTTTTTAGGTAAAGACAAACAATGGCATTTTGGTCGCTATCTTTTCACTGTAGATTTTTGTGCAGATGAGTTGACGCTGGATACTGGGTTCACAGAACAGGCCGAAGAACATAAGTCATTTAATTGGATTCAATTGGACAATGGTCAGTTTGCCTGTCAACCCAACAACCGCTGCCTGTGGTATGACCAGTCTTTAATTCCTGCTGAGACAAAGTTTCCCGACTTTCAAGCAGCACAAAGATTTTGGACGGTAGACGGCACACGCAAGTGGAGCGCAGGGGACGATTGGTTTTACGACTTTAAGGAGCGCAACACATGATTAAAAACGCATTTGACTGGAATGACGGCACACCATCAATTTGGACCCGAGACAAGGAATTGAAGATGCTGGCGCAAGGCAGAGCATGGGGTCAGGCAGCGCAGGCCAAGATAGGACTTGAGTTTAAGCAACAAGTGAATGTTTACTCCCAAGCCAAGCCTAGCAAGCAGAATTCTTGATTGTGTTTGTCACAATTCAGATGTAGGATTTTAATTGGCAATCGTGCCATTAAAGGAGCTTTTAATGTACAAATTGGAAATTCAAATTAACGAATATTCGTTTGCTGAAGATGAATCTGTGACCATAAAAACATTCGATATCGACAAGGCCAACATCATTGCTAAATTCATAGAATTTCAGCAGGATCACGGCTGGTGCGTTGACTATGACGTAACTGCTGAATACGCTGCAATGCAGTGCGATGAAGAAGTTGCAGAATTTGAAGAAGAAGAAGAAGAATATGACGTCGGTGACCGGTATTACGCCGAAGACGGCACAGTGTGGGAACGCATTGTGTGATGGGTAAGGGGGCTAAAAACCCCCTTTTTTATTTGGCCATCATGTACAGGCCGACATTAGAAAATGCATAGCCTACAAAAGTAAATCCCATCCAAGTATTGCCATTCCTGATTTGATCAATACCAATATATAGGTAGATGCAGCCTACAAATGCAATGAGCCAACTAGACATTTATATCGTGATCCGCTTCAACATCTCTAGCCAGCTGGCGCCAGTCTAGGCTGCGTGTATACAGTGTGTATACACGTTCATCGGTTAATGGCTCTGTTCTGCGTATGAGTCTTTCATTTGCCCTTGCCAGCTCCAATTGAGTCTCATGCAAGATACTGTGCAGCTCTTTGATTTCAGACTTAAGATAACTTACTAAATCAGACGTCATACACTTTTCCTCTAAATTCAATCTTACCCTCGTCCCACTTATGCACCAGCTCCGGCCACATAAGACGGCCATTGTGGAATGTCAGTATGGCAAAGCCGCTGCGCCAGTTGGTTGGACCATCTTCTAGGTAGTTAATGAATTGAGGTCCATCTGGCTCGGCCAATGTTCCTGTGTCCACCCCGAAGCGCGGGTAAGGATTGTAGTCAGAGTAAGGCGTGACCTTTAAACTGTGTAAATGCCCAGTCACCATAGACTTTCCGCTTGCGCTGGTGTTGTTGTGGGTGGCGTGAATGCCGCCTTTCCACCTATGCTTTACCACTACATCATCTGTCGGCCAGCAGCTCCAGCATGGCTCCCATGTCGGGAAGTGATCTTTTAGCGAAAATCCTTTTACGAACTCATATTGAGGTGCATTAGCAGCGAGTCTGTTCTCAAAGCGTGCGTCATGGTTTCCCATTGTCCACACTAGGTTTACATTGTGTCTAGCTTTCTTGGCGGTTTCCTCAATCTCGCCCATTGCCAACTCACAGGCTTTCAACTCTTGTATCACCGATGGCGTTGAATCCCATCCAATGCGAGGATAGCGAGAGATACTAGCGCCATCAAATATATCTCCATTGGCAATGACAGCCTTTGGCTGAAACTCTTTAATCGCCCAAAGAAGTCCTTTGTACGCTGTCGTATGGATGCCTGGCCAAAAGTGAGCATCGCTAAACACCAAAACAACGCCATTCTCAATCCCTAATTCTTTTCTTGCTGGATTGCTCGTAACTGTCTGAGCTTTATTGTTTTTGGATTTGAGCTGCTGCCCATATTTAGCTTCTAAATTGCTTTTGCGCCGCAAAATATTACGCAAGTCCATGCCAACGGCCTTTGCCATTGCGGTGCCTGACTGGTGCGTATTCCAAAGCTCAATAAACTCTTGGTCGCTATAAACTGCTTTACCGCCCATGATGTTCTTTCAGTAGAAGTTTTTCAAGCAAATTGATAACCCTGTGTTCGGCCATTTCTCGCTGCTCTTCTGTTGAATTCCTGTCTGCCGTTGTCTCAACAAGATCGTGTAAAAGGATATGCAAACATTCATGCAGAGCCGTCATCTCAAGACTGGCGCTGTTTATCTCTTCGCTGCCAAATGACCCTAGCCTGTAGCTTGCAAGCCTTGCTGGTGCATCAAACTGTACTGACGCCATCGCGTCTTTAGCTATCTTATTAACTTTCTCTATGCGCCAATCGCCTAAAGATAGTATTGCCTGCCACTTCATCATGTAGCCATGAAACTCTTTCGCCTGACTAATATCTGGCACGTTTTTCATGTATTGGATTAAGACACATAAAAATGACAAAAAAAAGAATATTAACGCTTGACCATATGGTCATTTAAGATATTTCTATAAAAATATATCTTTTTTTGGCTACGCCGCTGGCACACGCTCAAAGTGGGGGCAATCTACCAATGATTTAAAGTTACCGCCCCAGCGGTTTTTAGGATGCAAACTTTCCCAATATGCGCCAAGTGGTGCAAGAATTTCCTTGTCCCAAATAATCTTGCCATCTTTAAAGAAGTTTAGATCAATGGCGCAGCGTTTAAGATGAATGCTATTCATGGTCTTGGATCGACCAGTCTTAAAGTAAATAGCTTGTTGTTCGGGAGTACGCGCCAGCTCGCCGCCAGTCACAACAAAGCCTTGATCGGTTGCGTATTGGATTAACTTGCACATATCCAGCAAGAATGCAGCTTGTTCTTTGTTGAGGCTCATTTCTTCCTCATATCTGCAAGTTTTTCAATTGTGCGCCCGCCAAAGTAGGCACCCATGATCAACATACCCCAGTTGCCCAGCAAAGTCACGTAGGACTCGTTTGCGTTATAGCCGTAGGCAGACATCATGGCAAAAAGAAAGTAGCCTAAAAAGATGGCTATAAGGCTCATAGGACGTATGTTCTTTGAGAGCCAACTGTCGCTAGACATATCTGCTTGCCAGCGATCTGTGATGTTGTCGGCATCATTCTGTGCAGCTTTTGCCAGTAAATCAAGTTCTGCCAATTCCATCTTAGCTTTTTCAATGCCTAACTCAAGCAAGCGCTCTTCATGCTCAAACTGAAGTTGTCTAAGTTTGGTAACATCTTCAGGGGTAGGTGCGTCTGGAATCTTGACCCCAAGCGTGTTTTCAACAACTTCCTTTCCTTTGGCTTGGATGGCGCTAGATAGTAGCGTCAAGCCGTTTGATGCAAGGCTACTCAGCAGGGTTGCGACTATTGGAATCATGTTTTTCCTTTTCAACTTGTTTGCGCAATTTTTCCATTTTTTCAATCTGCGTTTGGGCTTCCTTTTTGGTTTGCAACACGTCCATGTACAGCATCCCAAGCAAGGGCAACATCAGCACCACAAGAATACACGCTGCAATCCACCCCACAACTATCTCCCAGTCTTGTACAAGAGGCCGAGGAGCAACCACATATATAGGAGGAATAGGATAGTCGCCAGCAGATACGCTTGTCTTTCTCTTAGGAGCCGTTCCTCTTCCTTGCGTTGCCATGATTCATCATCCCGTTTCTTCCTTGCTTTGTCTTGCTCTACCTTGATGACATCCCGCATATCAAACACTTTGGAATACAAAGCCCCCATCTCTTTGGGCGCGCCGTACACCATCGCCTCTCTTATCTCAGTCTCCAGCAACGCCATTTGGTCTTGCGCCATGACCCGCTTCAGGGCGGCTTCCATCAGATTAGCATCAGGGTTGTAGACGTTTTTGCTTTTCTCTTCCTCTTCCCTTATGTGGTCAGCAAGCTGTTCTTGCAATCTGAAGAAGTTGGAGAGCTGGACCACGATGTCTGCCATGACTTGGGTTTCGTCAACGGCGACATAGGCTTCCTTTTTCGCCACAGGCTTGGCTTGGGCGGCTGGCGCTGTTCCAAAGAGTTTTTGCCAAAAACTTCTAACTTGCTTTGCATCTGAGACTACCTCATCAACAGTTTTCTTGATCTCCATAAAAGACGTTTTGGCGTCTTTGTAGAGTTTGCATCCTTGCTTGATGGCGGCAACGCAAGCGTTGGCGGCAAAGAGGATGCTGAGTGGATCAATTTACAGCCCCAATACTTTTTTAACCAGCTCTCCGGCAAAGCCTGGGCCAAACAAGACGGCAGCAATCACAACGTAGATCAGATACTCGATCCGCGTCATGCGCTTGTCGCCATCAATAAATGACTTTTCAATGGCCGCGTAGCGTTCAGCGCAGACGGCTTCGTGTACTGCTATTTTGGTGGAAGTGTCGTCGGTCATGGTGCTAGGTTGTTTATTGATCTAGATGGTGCTGCCAACTGGTTTGGCTGCTTGAGTGCCTCTTCAAGGCGTTTGGTAGTCTGTCGCCCACGTTCAAATTGTGCTGCTTGTTTTGCAAGAGGCAATCTAATGGCTTCAAGTCCTTCTAATCCTCGCATAACAGCGCCGCCAGTATTGGGATAGTTAACGGCACCAGGCTGCTTGACCAAAATGTCTTTTAAGGCATCCCTTAAATCAATTATTTCGTCACGGCCTCTTTTGCCAAACATATAAACCAACTTGTCGTCGTAATCCAATGCTTTGACAGCAGTATTGAAATTCTTAAACGACATTTGATCACCCTTGGTGAGCAAGTCTTTTAAATGTTGAATGGTTTGGCCTTGCAATTCAGCGTATGCCTGCCTACCTTCTGGACCAGCTTTTTTCAGCAAAGTGGTGACGGTTCGCATTTCTTCCAAGCTACCATCCAAAACAACATTCTTAAAAATGTCCTCATAAGCAACTTGACGGTCTACATAGCCAGCTTTGGTGCCAAGCAATTTATCGACTCTAGAAACATTTTCAAATTCTTTAGCCAACTGTTTGCGTTGCGCTCTTGCGGCACGGTACAGATCACCGCCAGCACCTTCAGTAGCTTCATCAATTAATTGTTTTAATTGTTTAGCATTTGGCGAGCCTTTGACTTTGCCAGCCTCTTGGTATACGTCTTCCAATGCTCGAATTGAAATTGTGCCTTTGCCGGTTGGATCATTCATCTTCAAAGATTCAGCAACAGAATCCAAAATTGGATCTATTTTTTGTCTCATTGTTGGTGTTTTTTGATTTATAAAATCAATAATTTCTTGATATGGAACTTCTTGTAAGGTTTCGCCAGAAGTATCTGCATCTGCATAGGCTTTTTTGTAAGCAGCAAATTTCTTTTCATACGCATCAACCAAGGCTTTGTCAACAAGTTTACCAACTTGACGCATTTGGGTTGGGTCTGCAACCTCCGCGCCAGTTTGACTGGTCATGCTTTCAAGTTTTTGAGAAATAGCTTGTTTTTGTTTTTCTCTAAAACTGCCCATCTGTTCAATGAGTTGTTGCTTTTTGGCTTCACTAACACCAGAAATAGCGCCGCGCTCAATGTCAGATTCAAACTGTTGTTGCGCCAAGTTCTTTGTGCGCTCACCAGCTGTGGCAGGCAAATTCAATCTTTGCAGGCGCTCTTCCCGCATTAAGTCTTCCGCAGTGCTTGCAGCACCCATGCCTTGCATGGTTGGCTGTTGGCGTGTCATAGCACTTGCTAGCACGTTCCTAGTAGGAGCAACGGCCTGCCTAACTATAGGGCTTAACTGATTGACTGCAGCAGGCGTAAGGGTGCTTAAGGCCGTTCCTGCACTAGTCAATGGTGTGGGTGGAATAGACCCCAAAAACTTGCCAATTGCACCAACAATTTCTGGACCTGTTTCTGTGCGCGGTTGGTAAAACTGAGCCGCAGTTGCTTGAGCTGCAGCTTGGCGAGCTTCTTTGCCTTGTGGAGTTCCATACCCACCATAGGCTTCACCAAACATTCCAGCAACTGGAGTTGCAACTGTTTTAGCTACATTGCCAGCAATAATTGCTGGTGTTTCAATAACACCCATGATACGGTCGCGCAAAGACACTTCAGGCTTGGGCAAACTTATGGTCTTTTCAGCACCAGGTATGTCAACACCAACCAAGCCCAGTTGTTTAAAAAAGTCAGGCCGTGGAATCTTGTCTGCATAAAACTTTTGATGCAACGCATCAGCCAATGCAAGGTCTGGCACATTGTTGTACTCAGGATTTTTTTGGCGAAATTCAATAA